TTTGGCGGTGTATATCCAGTGAAATGTGAATTCTTTGCAGAAAATTTATAAAAGCGGCAGATTTGTCGCGGAAAGAGGGAAAAGATGAAGAAAATTACCGTGTTCTTGATGGCCGCCGTTATGGCACTGTCCATCTGTGCCTGCGGCAACACACCCGCCAACAGTGGCGGCGAGCAGACTAAAGAGCCTGCATCTCCTCCCGACCTGACCGGCGAGTGGAAGCAGGTCAACAGCAACTCTGAGGACGCTTGGCAGGCCGCCACGATCTCCGGCAGCGAAATCGTCGTAAACTGGGTTTCCGACAATGGCGACACTAAGAGCCTGTACTGGGCGGGGACATTCGTTGCCCCCACCACGGCGGACGAACCATATTCCTGGGATTCTCAGAATGACAAGGAACAGACTTCCCTCGCACTTCTGGCCAGCGGCGACGACACTAAGACGTTCACCTATGCCGACGGTCAGCTGAGCTACGAAGCCAGTGCCCTCGGCTCCACTATGACCATTCGCATGGAGAAGGTCGGATGAATAGACAGAAGCCGTGCCCGATTCGGGCACGGCTTTGCACAAAGGGGTGGTAGTGTGATCTGCAAGAACAAGGGCTGCGGTCGGGAGATAGAGTGCGACAGCGTCTACTGCAAGTGGTGCGGCACGCGCCAGGTGCGGGAGAAGCGCACCAAGAGCGACGCGCCCACAGCGCGGCAGCTGCCCAGCGGGTCGTGGACGTGCCGCGTCCGCGTGGATGGGCGGGACATCTCCGTCACCCGCCCCACCAAAGCCGAAGCGCAGGCCGAAGCTATGGCCGTCAAGCACGGCTTGAAGCAGCCGGAAAAGACCTCCGTCAACATGACGCTGGCGGAGGCATATACAAGCTACATTGACGCCCGCGAGGGCGCCCTATCGCCGTCCACGGTGGCGGGATATGAGAGGCTGAAGCGGAACACGTTCCAGATTCTCATGCCGCTGAAGCTGCGGGACATCACCTCGGAGCTGATCCAGCGGGAGGTCTCCGCCATGGCGAAAAGCGGAAAAAGCCCGAAATATATCTCCAATGCCCACGGGCTGCTCTCCTCCGTTCTGGATGTGTATAATCCAGACGCCAGCTACAACGTGCGCCTGCCCGCGAAAAAGAAACCGAATCTCGAGAAGCTGGAGGACGTGGACATTGCCGGAGTCCTTGCGGCGTTCCGGGGCAACCCGGTGGAGCTGCCGGTGCTGATGGCTCTCTGGCTGGGGATGCGAAAGTCCGAAATCCTCGGTGCGGAGTTCGGCGACATCAAGGGTGATCGGATGCACATTTGCCGCGCCGTCGTTATCAACAAGAACAACGAGGCCGTGGTGAAGGATTCTGCCAAGAGTTATGCCGGAGATCGATGGGTAGACGTTCCGCCCTACATCATGGGACTGATTCGCGCCGAGGGAAGGAATTCCGGGCGGATCGTCACCTTTTCCGGCGCGGCCGTGTACAAACGCTTTGTGCGGGGGATGGAACGGGCGGGGCTGCCGCGCTGCAGCTTTCACGACCTGCGTCACGTCAACGCTGCCGTCATGGTGCGGCTGGGCGTGGACTCCAAGTACGCCCAAGAGCGTAATGGATGGGCGTCCGATGAGATGTACAAGCAGGTCTACGCCTACATTATGAGCGATCAGATGGAGGCAGTCAGCGTCCAGATGAACGACTACTTTGGCAACAAATTGACAACGGAAAATCAAGAAAGCACGTAACCATGCGGTTTATAGGCATTTCGCCCAGGGGTTCGACTCCCCTCAGCTCCACCAAAACAGAAAATCGCGTAGCCATGCGGTCTACGCGATTTTTCTTGTATTTGCAAGGTTTTGAGCCGTTTCGAAAGTCCGAGTTGCATCGAAATTAGTACGAGAATCCGGACAGTGAATCAGCTACAATAGACGCATAATGACAACGGAATGGCAATGGATAGGTTTGTTTTTTGACGGCGGAGTCCGGAACTCGGTACCGCAGATGACGCACTTTCGGATCATGGCCGCTTATACACGCCTGCGCTCTCGGCCAGCAGGAGTCGAAGGTAGTCTGGGCAGCTCCTCACGCCGCTCTCCCAGTTCTCCACCGTCCGGCGGGGGATGCAGTATCGGACGGCAAAGGCGTCCTGAGACAAGCCGGTATGGGCGCGGATGTCGCGGATGGTCAGGTGGGACGCGTCCCACAGACGGCCCAGCTCCTCGACGCGGTCCGTCGGGACGTCCGTCTCCGGGGCGTCGCCCCAGGCGGAAGAAAGTGCCCAGTCGGAGACAAAGGCGTCGCGGTCGGCGCAGTCCAGGGCAGCGGCCCACAGGGTGTTAAGCAGTTTGTCTGTCATGTTTTATATCCTTTCATAGTGAAAATTGTAAAAAAAGGAAAAACACCGGCAACCGGTGCTTTTCCTGGGGTTGAAGGGTTTGTCCTTCTTACCATTTCAATCCACGGCGGCAGGATCGCGCCGCACCAGATGCAAGCGCCTCTTGCATCCGACAAAAATAGTCTACCACGCTGCGCAGGAAATGTCAAGCACCATTATGACCATGTTCCGCCCGCCAGATATGCGGCGTTCTCGCGTTCCCAGCGTTCTTCCATCGTCAGGGTTTCCGCGATCATGTCCGCAATCTGCTGCTGGGACTTGTAGCGTACCGCAATACCGACCTTCGTGACGTCATCGTCGTGGTAGACCGTCCATTCCTCGCGATCCCAGTGGTACTTGCACCAGACAGCGCCGGTATACTTGTCGTAAAAAATCTCCACATACTCCCCCATGCGGGAGCCGAGCCCCTTGGTGGAGTCGGAGGCGTTGACCAATGTCTCCTTGTTGATGTTCCTCCCGTGGGTGTTGATCTCCATGTTCCGCTCCTCCTGTCAAAAATGTTCGTGGGAAGCCGAGTGGATCAGCCCCGCCAGAAGCGTTGATGCTATCAGGCGATCAGCTCTGCCGCCGTAGCGGCCACGCGATCCTCGGCGGCGCGGATGCTGTTCGCCTTGCTGTAGGTGTGTGCCACCGGGTCGTCCCGGAAATCGTGCGCGGCGAAGGCGTCCGCTGCGGCCTTGCTGTCAAACCATGTCGTCCGGCAGAAGCTGGATCCCCATACTGCGTAGGTGACGGAATAAAAAGTCTTTTTCATGATATTTCCCTTTCTGCCGCTGTGCGGCTGCACTGTTTTTTGGTCTGTCTTTATATTACCACTCAGTGGGTGGCATGTCAAACTTTTTTCCGCAAAAAAAATAAAAAAAGATGCACCGAAACGGTGCATCTTTCTCCTTACTCCCGCAGCAGCAGCCGCCACGTATTCTCACCCACGATGCCGTCGGCACTCAGATGGTTAAGCGCTTGGAACGCCACCACCCGCCGATGCGTTGTTGCGCCGAAGTCGCCGTCCGCACCGTATGTACCCAGATCGTAGCCTCTGCCCAACAGCAGCTCCTGCAAAACGCGCACCTTGTCGCCCTTGCTACCCTTGCTGAGCTGGGGAAACACCGCCGTAAAGCCCTCTGCGGCGCTCTCTGCGGGCTTTCCCGCCGCCGTGCCCTCGGATATCGCCGCGAACGGGAAATGTGCCCCAGGGCAGCCCGTGGCGTTCACGTCGCTGTGCTTCTGCACCTTGGTGATACCGTACTTGTCCTTCAGGTACGCCACCAGCTCCGCACCGGCGGTGCGCTGCACCTCGTTCATCTGCTCCCGGTCGAAGTTGCCCTCGAAGCAGATGCCGATGCTGTCGTAGTTGTTGTTCCCCGCGTGGGCGCCCACCACAGTCTCCGGCCGGCCGCGATACACGCTGCCGTCCTTGCGCACAAAGAAGTGGTACCCGATGCCCACCCAGCCGTTGGCCAGATGCCAGCTGTGGATCTGCTGCGCCGTGCACGTGCTGGCGGCGGCGTGGTGCAGGATAATGCGTGTGGTGGCACGGCGCTTTGTCAGTGCGCCGTGCCATTTGTATGTAACCTCATTGATTTTCATCGGCCATGCCCTCCGTCTCCACAGGTACAGTGTCCGCCCGCTTTTCGGTCACGGCCTTCAGCTTTTTGATAAGCTTCAGCAGGAAGCCGGGCACCGGCACACCCAATGCCGCCACGTTTTCCAGAATGGAGATCAGCTCGTTGATGATCAGCCACACCGTGGCGATGGCCGCCAGCAGGAACTCCACCTGAATATGGATGCCCACCTGCGCCATGCCGTACCGCAGCAGGTAGTCCACCCCCATGGCGGCCAGCACGATCACCAGATATCCCAGCTTCTTCAGGATGCCCCGGATGCCGATCCGGGAGCACAGCTCCCCGGCGTTCCACGCCTTCGCCATGCCGGTACCGTAGTCCACCAGCATAGCCACAACCAGCACAGCCAGTGGGATCACCAGCTGCACCAAATAGCTGCTCAGCACGCCCAGCGCCGCAGCCACCACCGCATACAGGGGATTCATCGTCTCTTTCATGTCATTTGTCCTTTCCGGGCTTACGCCCTGTCTGTTCTCACACGCCCAGCATACCATTCTTCCCTCGGGGATCACCGCCCCGCAGCATACACAGGTGTTGTCCATCAGGTGATCTCCTCTCCGTCGTACTTATACTATCAATTCGTTCTTTGTAATAATTACGTTTTCTCCGTCACCGACGGCGCCAAGGCGCACCATCCCGAAATTCGTTTGGTGCTTAAACACAAAAGCGGTAACGCCATCACCCATGTCTGTCGCAGTAAGGTACGTTGTATCCCATACACCAGATGTATTTGCTCCAAAAAAAGCATCGTGGCCATGCGTTGTCATCGTTGCGTCATAAATAACCCACTTTGTAAAGTTGTTGTCCCAAGTACACCCTTTAACGTACAATGTGTCCTCGGTGGTGACTGGAATAAAGCCCGTCGCAAAATGATTTGCGAACTCCGCCTCCTCAATGCCGTTTGTGCGAAGCCGTATATTATTCTTGTACCCAATGCCATTGTATATGCTCCCATCAGGTGCTACAGATGTAGGTATAAGATCCGTGTACGGCACAGCACTTTTTATTGCTGTCACTGTAATTTCCAGATCGCCCGTTACGTTGGGGATAGCAATCACCCCGTCCTTGTAAAATGTGGACACATCCACACCTCCCATCAAAATAGTTACACTGGCACCCTCCAGCGTGTAGTTATCTGCCGCCGTCAGCGTAGCCGCGTAGCCCTGTCCATCAATGACGGCTATTTTGCTATTGTCGCTGGTGCAGTGGGTCAGAGTGGCCGTCACCTTACGCCGCAAAACAGTCTGTGTACCGCTCCACGCGCTGGCGGTCACGTCCATCCCACCCATCTTTATCTGTACAGAGCTGATGGCATAGCCCCTAGCAGGAGTGATCTTTGCAGTGTATGGCTGATATTCCACCGCGCTGGCAGCGCTGTTGTCGCTGGTCGCATTGGTCAGCGTGTTTGTAACGGTGTAAGTATTGACGCTGGGCATCACCGTCTCTGGTGTGCCATCTATCATGGCCGCACGGAAGGCATTGATCTCCGCCGCCGTAAAGCCAAGCGTGGCAACCCAGCCAACCACCTTATCCCGGAATGTGCTGCCCGGCAATGCGTTGATCTGGTTGATAAGCCCCGTCCACTCAGATTCATTCCGCCTGCGCGCCGCTCCATCAGAGTTCGTTCCCGTGGCAAAGCAGGTTAGCTCATAATCTTTGTCGATGTCGCTCTGACTCATTCCCAACAGGGCTTCAATAACACAGGCAAATGTTCCCGTTCTGTCTGCGCCCATCGCACAGTGGAAGTATACCGGCTGATTATGCAGCACACAATCAAACACAAACCGAAGCATCTCCCGCCATACTGTTTTGTTGGAGATTGAATACCATTGGTACGTGTCAGGAACATAAAACAGGATATCAGTGCCCAGCGGTGACGTTGCGGGCGGTGGGTCGCTAACGTCGTTCCGCCCTCTCAAGTCCAATTCAGCACGTACACCGCACTCGTCAACCAGCACGTCGCGGAACTCAGAATAAAGTCTACCCCCTCGGAACATCATGCCGTATTTGCCTTTCCCGCCGTCACATGCCCAGCCGCCTAAATCCCGAACGTTGTATTGCAAATTCGGTACATAGGGCAACCATATTTGTCTCAGAGTGTCCAGCGGCTTTAGCGTCCCGGCTGCATTCGTAGTCGCAAACGGCGTCTCTGTGTTGGGGATCTCGTTATAATACGTTACTCCATCTACCGTTTTGCCAATCGGCAATTCGTTTGTTAATACGGGTGCGGCCGGGGCGTAGTTGGCGATCTGCGAATTGCTGTAATCGCTGGGGTCGTAGGTCACATTGGCGATGTAGTTACGCACCGCCTCTGGGCACTGGTGCCATGTGACGGACATCTTCGTGCTGATCCCATCCACCGCCGCCTGCATCTGGGCGATAGTCTTTGCGCCGGTCGTCTCGGCCTTTGCATTGATGTGCTGAGCAAGGCTGTCCAGCTTGCTTTTTGTTACTACTACTTTAGCCATACGCCACCTCGTCCCCGTTGGGGATCTCAGCCAGCACCAGCCCGGCAATCTCTGCCTTGTCGGCGGAGGTAAGGACGTAGTCGGTACCCGCTGCCTTTACCCCTGTATCTGTATCGCCCAGATACCAGTTCCCGTTCGTTCCGATGGTCGGTGTGATGCCATTTTTCCCTATGGCCGTATACTCCGTGGCCACATACGCATTCGTCGTTGCGTCCCATAGCTCCCACTTACCGTCGGCGTTGATGCGTGGCTGATGCTCATTTAAGCCGTCCACCACTTTGTCCAGTGCCGCTTTCAGCGCCTCAGAAACGATGTTAATATAGTCTCCGGATATGATCTCAGCGTCCGGGTACACGCTGGGAGCCACGAACAGGATGAAAGCGAACGTAGCCAACCGGTTGGCAGACAGGAGCTCGCCCTCCGCGGCCGGCGCGTATAGCTCCACCTGGCAGCGCACAGGCCCCCCTACGGCCAAAACTTGCAGCGCCACGGGAATGGTGGCAACGTTATTCGCTAAATTTATTTTTGTCCCATCCTCCGCGCTGTCATACAGGCCGCCGGTTCCGTCCGGCTTACGGAAGCGCAGCATGCACATCGTCCCGTCAGGGGGAGAATAGATCGTCGCTCCATCCCACAGTGAAGCGGATATGATTCGCCCGCCATCCCCCTGCGGCATGTGCAGCTGGGGAGGGATGCCATCTATTGATAGATTCAGATCGATACTCTGGGTAATTTGCATATACTCACCTCCTTAGTAGTTATTGACGGATTCGACACTCCTGATGCTGCCTGTACCGCTGACATTGGAGTAACTACCGTATCCATCAAAGTTGAAAGAGCAGTACCAGTCGTCTGAAGCGCACTGGAAGCGGCCGGAGATACCGCGTGGAATGAAGCAGCTTGCCTGCGCGCCGCTATTGCCAGCCGCATAGACCACGTACCCAATGGTGCTTTTCTCAAAAGGCGTCACGGTCTGTCCGTTTACCTTCAGCGATTCAAAATCTCCGCTGTCACCCTTCACAGCGCCAGTAGCAGTGATATTGGTCGTCTCCACGGAGTTCGCCTTGACGTTTGCAAAGCCCGCCGAAAGGACAACATTTTCCGTATCTTCTCCGGTGGTGTTGTTGTGGTACACACGGTAGACTTTCAACAGATTGTTGCCGTCAGAGGGGTTGACACTGAGCCGCCAGTTGGTCGTGAAGTTTACTGTACGTTTCCCCTCGAGAATCATGTTGATTATCACAGTGTCCGTGATGCTGATTTTGCCGTCTCCGTTGACATCCAGCTTTTCATAATCAGCAAGCACCGGTGTTACAACGCCGGTAGTAATTTGGTTGATCCGGGTAAGATCTGCCTGCGTATAATCGGCATTTGTGTATGTGCTACCCTCCGCGGACGTATCGATTGTTCCGCCGTCAAGGTTGATGAAGAAGTTGCCCTGCTCGCTGGCGATCGTGCCGGCCACCAAGTGTGCGGCAGTGATCATCCACGCCTGAATGCCGCCGGCAATGGTGGCGCCCATGGTGTAGGGGCCATTGTAGCCTGATTCGCTGGCCGCCCAGCCCTCATAGTTAAAGCGCCAAACCTTCTTAGCCTTGGTGGGATCCGGATCGTCGGCGATGTACAACTCGTCCGGTTCTCCATCGTTGTCGGTATCCAGGAGCCTCACAGCGCCGCCGTTTGCTCCCATCAGCGCAGACATGATTTTTGAGGATATCTGCTCCACCATGGATGTGGACGGTTTGGCGTTGATCTGCTGCTGTTGGTCAACGATGGTGGCCGCAATATTAGCCTTTACGCTGCCGAGCGCTACGCTGTCGTAGCGCTCCAGCAGACAATCCCAGACAATCTTGTTTACCCGCGCCTTAGCATCCACACCCAGACGGGCGAAGTGGACGCCTACCGTGTCGCCCAGATAGATCTGCTCCAAATGCGCCACGTCCTCATACCCGGAGGCCTGCGCCAGCAGCGCAAGCTTCACCTCCCAGCTCACTGCCGGTACGCCGATCTGGTTGCGCTTGACATACGCCGCGCCAGCTGCCTGCAGCTCCGCCTCGGTGGGCTGCTCCTCGAAATCGGAGGACAGATCCAGAGGCATGAGCTTGGTGTAACCGAAGTCGCCCTCCGCATACACCGGCGGAGCCATAACGGTGGTTTCATTATCCTTCCAGTACGGGACTACGCCTGTATAGCAGTTGGCGCAGTTAGAATCCTGCGTCAGGTCGGTAAGGTTCTTTCCGTACCGGACGGCTACGCCGCGATCGGCGCCGCAGCGCGTCAGCAGACGCACCGCCCAGCCGTCAAACTCATATTCGCCGCCGTATACATCCAGCAGGCTGCCCCGTTGCCCTCCCAGCAGCGCCCACGCGCTGGTTGGCACCGTTACTGCCATAGATGCCGTTGTGGTTTTGTCGGTACTCAATTCAAACGGCATGCCCGCCGGTAACGCGTGAGCCTTGATGCCCGCCATTGCGGCCGGTGCGTCCGCCGCAGTAAAGGGAGCCACCACATAGCCGCCCAAATCATAGGCTACATGGCGGGCGTAGATCGTGGCCACGCCGCCCATGGCGGGTGTGATTCGGTAAATCCGGAGCGGCTGAATATCCTTGTCGGGATCAACCGCCACGCGGAGGATGCTTCTCAGCGCGATCTCTCCGTAATGGATACCTTCCACAGGATAGCGCATCTCCAGTTCATACTGGCCGTTCAGTTCCCGCGTTACCTTGCAGGAGACCGCATCTGACAGAATACCCAGCCCGTTGTCGTCAAAGCTGGTGCGGTCTGCAGTGTACAGGATAGGCTTCATAGCGTCCACCACCTTGGCTTGATTTCCACGCCTGTAATGCCGCCCGTCCATCGGACGGGGCTTTCCCCGGCCGGCAGCGTGGGAAACTCCGGCGCGGAGATGGTGCTGTTCAGGTTAAACGCGCCGTAGTAGGCGTTCTGCGTGTCCGAATCGAGCACAACGATGCCCCTCGGCATGCTGTTGATAGTCACGGTCGTGTCACCGACCGTTAGAGTTCCGGCGCCTGTGCCGGTGACAGTGATAAGCGGCAGCGCCGTGAACGCTGTGGGGTTCAGCAGCGTCTGCCCCTGCGTCGCATGCACGACCTGATCCCCAACGCGCAGGAACCGCTGGGGTCTGCAGTTAAACTCAATAGTCGCCCTGCCGAACCGGTGCATGATGCTCTCCACATCCAGCGGCCCGGCGAAATACGCCAGCCGGTACGTCTCTACGTCGTAGTCGTCCTCCAGCTTCTGGTACCCGGAGGGGGCGCACAGCCAGTTGGCCACCTCCCGCATTGCGCGGGGCAGCCGGATGCGCTCGGCGCTCATGTATACCTCGTAGGCCTGGATGTAGTTCTGATAGGCGTTCTGTTCGAAGAGCAGGTCGCCGTTCCGACCAGGCGCGGCCTGCGTGTCCAGCTTTCGCCCGGCAAGCGTCACGGAGGGGTAGCGCTCCACGATCACGTGGACATCATCGGAAGATCTTCCGGCCCAGTAGATCATGCAAACACCGCCTCTCTACGCTCCACCGCAGTCTGCATTCTGGCCATAACGATGTCGGCCAGCTCGCTCACGTCCTGCCCCTGTGCACCGTACACTACGATATTGACGCCTCCCAGGTTGGTCGTGGTACTGCCGGGCATGGGGATGGCGGACAGAGCGCTCAGCTGCGCGCCCATGGCGCGCGTAGCGCGGGGCATTGCCTGCTCTACGCCCAGCGTAATGCCGGGCGGGATAAATTTACCGACCTCATCGGCAAAAACCTTCGAAGGCGAGTGGATGCCAAAGAAGTCCTTGATCCAGCCGACCACACCATCAACCCAGCCCCGGAGCTTATCATAAAGCCATGCTCCGGCATTCTTTATGCCGTTGAAAATGCCTTTAACAATATTTGACCCCAGGCTGATTGCACGACCGGGAAGCTCCCGCAGCCAGTCTATGGCAGACTGCACGCCATCGCGGACAGCTCTGGCTATATCGCGAGCTTTATCCGAAACAGCTGTACCTACATTGGTAAAGAAAGACCGTATGTTCTCGCCGGCAGTGGTGAACCAGGATACAATGCTTTCCACGGCACCGGCTATCCAGTCTTTGACGCTGGTCCAAATCTCAATAACGCCATTGCGGAAGTCCTCGTTGGTGTTCCAAAGTGTGATAATTGCCGTAACCAGCCCTGCCACGAGGGTGATGATTATCCCTATAGGGTTGGCGTTCATAGCGGCATTAATAGCCCACTGAGCAACTGTAGCCCCTTCGTTTGCCGCCTTAAAAGCGTTGATGGATGTAACCGCCGCGTTTATGAGAGACGCAACATTCCAGGTGATGAATCCGGCACCGATTCCCGCAATTAGAGAGACGATGTATTCGCCATTCTCCAAAATGCTGGAGACAAAGCTTGCAATGGTCGCCGAAAACGATTCCCAGTCTACGCTTTCCGTCCATGCCACGAACTCGGTCGTAATATCCTGGAGAACAGGGGTAATTGCCTCAAGAAACGGCTCACCAACTGCGGCCTTGAATTGCTTCCATGCCTCTTTGGCGTTACCCGTAACATTTTCCCAGCCGTCCATCTCTCGGCTTGCCTGGCCATAGGCTCCGGACAGCTTTTGCGACGCAACAATCTGATCAAGCAGTACCTGTGTGGTCTCGCCTGCCGTAACATCAAGGTCTTTATACTCTTTACCCAGGCTTTTCATTGCCTGCGCGTTTCGGGTTGCTTCCGTACTTGCGAAGCCCAAAGCGGCGTCGTTTGCATAGTTTCCCTTGGTATATGCCAACACCTGTTCAGTGGCCTCTTCGAGGCTCCTGTCGTAGTATGCGGCTGCATCAGCGGCCGCATAGGTCGCTTCGGTGGCAAACTTCAAAGCCGCCGCGCTATTCATGCCGCTGGACTTTGCGTAGGCATATAGCTGGGTATAGGCCGATTTCAAACGCGAAGGGAGAATTCCCGCAGCTTCGCCGATCTCGTCCAGCTGAGTCTTTGCTTGTTTAGAAAGATCGCCAAACGTCTGCTCAAACTGTGCATTTGTCGCCTTGACCTCCGCCGCAGCATCGATCATGCCGGAAGCAAACTGCTTAGCCGCGTCTACCATCTTTCTGAACCCTTCAACAACAAGGTCCGCCAGAACATTCGCCTTAACCACATCACCGAACGAAAGCACGGAGTCGCTGCTCTCATCCATCTCATCACCGAAGTCACTCACGCCCTCGGTCGCTTCCCGCAGCTCGTTCTGCATCTCGTTAAGACGCGCTGTGGCCTTATTCAGGTTCTCCTGATACTTGAGCGTATACTCATTAAGTGGGCCATACTTGGCGGCAGCCTTACCGGTCTGCTCAGCCAGGAGCTTGATCATATCCCGCTGCGCTTTGATCTTCTCCGTCAGCACGGCCGCCGTCTTAGTATTTTTCTCCTCCGCCGACGTGGTGGCCGTGAACTGCGATGCCACCAGCTTCATCTGGCTTTCCAGCGTCTTAGTCTGCTGAATGATTTGCCGCATCTGAGATCTATACTCCGCCTCGCCGTCTACGCCGATCTTGGGGCCGATATTTACAGCCATAGGCTCACCTCACCTTCATAGCTTCGTCAAATGTCCAGTGTTTTCGCTTTTTCTTGGGCGTTGCGCCGTTGTAAATGGCAAGGCAGGCGATCATGTCCAGCATTTCACCGTATCTCATGCACATGATCTCCTGCCTCCCCATATTCAGCTTTCGCCCGTAGAACAGGAGCCAGGCAAGGTTCAGCTGGACGCCTGTGCCTTGCCGCTTTCTTTTTTTTCAGGCTCCACCTCCACCGTAGGCTTGCTGTCCTCCGCCCAAGCGGTCAACGCCGCCTGCTGCAGCTGGGCGAACTCGCCCATCCGCAGGGTCAGGACCTCCTCCACCGTCAGGGGCTGCGGCTTATAGCCGGAATTCTCAAAGGCGCACGCCTGCTCGTAGCCCTCGCTCAGCGCCGCGATGATTGCCGCCGAGTCCCGAGCCACTCTGCCATACTGTCCCTCCAGCACCTCGCCCAGGCGGCTGATGTCACCGTCCGGGCACAGGTCGGAGATCTTGGCGGACGCGCCCACCGTGAAGCGGAATCCTACTTCTCTACCGTGTACCTGCATGGCGGCCTCCTTACGCAGCGCCGCCCAGGATGGCCTTCAGGACCTCCACGGCAGCCTCCTCGGTGGATTGGTCCGCGCCCACCAGCTTCCAGTCGTGGCTGGCGGTGTCGTCCCGCATCAGCGTGGCGGTCAGTTCCTGCGTCTGCCAGTCGATGCTCTCCTCCTGTGTAGCGGCATCCAGGCCGGGCTGCTGGAAGCGGGCCTTAGCCAGCACCACCGGCGCGTAGGTGACCACACCGCCGCTCTGGTAGCGCACCACGAACCCGATGCCCACGTAGGGGATCTCCATGCCGTCGCCGTAGTGGGAGACGTCTACCTGCGCTCCGCCGGCCGGCACCTTGGTGGTCTCCGGCAAGCCCAGAATAAACTTCTCCGCTTCGGCCAGAAGGCCGTCCACCGTCAGCGTGGCAGTGCCGCCGGTGAAGATGGCCGCTGCGGTCTCTGCAGACACGTTGTCCGCGTGAAAAACATTGTCGTCCGTGGTGTCCAGGGACAGCGACACGCTGACGCCCCGGGCCAGCTGCATCACGCCGCTGTAAGTGACCACGCTGCCGACATTGGAATACTTAGCCACGTAGGGCATACTGAAGCCCGTACAGACTTTTCCTGCTGCACTCATAGCAGTACCTCCTATTTCATGATCTTTTCAATTTCGCGGCTGCAGGCCGCGTCCATCGCCGCCTCAGCAGTCTTCTTGCTGGCATTCACAGCCTTGTCCACAAACCGGGTCTTCTTCCGGAAGCTCGTGCCGCTGTTCACCGCCCGGGCGACCAGGGCGTTGGGCTGTCCATTAGGATACTTCTTGGTCTTCACCGAGTTATAGCCATCGAAGCCCAGTTTCACGTTGACAAAGCCGTCATCATCCCTCATGCGGCTGATACCAAAGCCATCCAGCAGACCGCGCTTCTGTGCCGGGGTAACTGCGCCGAAAATGGCTTCATTTTCACGCCCCTCCGGAAGATCCTCAGTAGCCGCTCTCAGACGATTTGCCACAACCGCCGCACCAGCGTAGACCGTTTTACCGATAATGGCATCCTTTGTAACGGCGTACAACTTATCCAGCTGTTTGATGTAGGTGTCGATGCCGCCAAACTGAAACGTAGCCATCAGGCAAACACCTCCCAATCCCACTCGTAGTGCCAGAAGCCGGTCTCTTCCTCGAACTGGCAGCTGTTCAGCGTCCAGACGAGCCCTGCGGCGTCAAAGGCTGCTTCCAGCTCGTCCCGCCAAGGGTCAAACTCCTGCTTCGTAAACAGGTCCGTAGAGCCGGTGACAGCCTTTTCCGCGTGGACGCCGCCGGCCTCGAAGTCGTTCGCGCCGTCCTCCTGCCAGACGAAGTAGCGGTCAGACTGGATACGCCCGCCGTGGCTTACGGCATCCGTCACAGCCAGATGCGCCGCGATGACCCGCTGCGCCCACAGCGGCGTCCTGTCGGTGCCCGAATCGGGCACATTTCGCTTTTTACTCATGGGGCACCTCGTACTTCTGCTCGATCCGGACGAGCGTCAAGTCCATGGACGGCGGATAGACGTCCTGCAGCTGCTGCACCAGCTCGATGCCGTACTGCGTGCCGTCCTCTGTGACGGCGATGCACTGGGGACTGACGCCGGGGCGGAGCTGCGTCCGGATCACTCGCTCCACCTGCACCTGTGCCTGCTTGCCGCTGTAATACCGCTGCAGGCCGACGCGCCGCTCCGCGTAGAACAGCGTTTCCACCAGCGTAGGCGTAGGCTTGGGCTGGTATCCAGGCTGGGCGGCATCCGTTATGGTGTAGATCCTGACCACGCCGTCCCGGTAGGGCTGCGTGATTTGCCGGTCATCAGGGCGAAACGGTAGTTTCCGCATAGCTCTTCACCTGCCTATCGTTTTGCATGGCCAACAGCCGGTTCAGATAGTTCGTCTCGAATACATCCAGCGCGTCGCTCAAGCCGTACCGGACGTATTCCTTCAGCAGCGTCAACGGCTCCCCGGGGTTCTCATAGTCGCCAGCCTCGCCGAGCTTCCCGTCAATATAAGCCTCCCCGGAGGCGATGAGGTCGGACACTTTAGTGTCCGTTGCCTCATCGCTCCAGGTGATGTTGCAGGCGAGCTTGACGGACGACAGCAGCTCGGCGTTCACCGCGCCCGCCACCGTTAAGACTTGGTGACGGTGACCTTGTAGGTCTTGGTGGTGGTGCCGTCAGCGGCAGTCACAACGACCTGCAGGGTATTGCTGCCAGTCTTCCAGGTGGCGGCAGTGCCGTTGTTGATTTCGGTGCCGTTCACGGTCAGCTTCATGGCAGCCGCAGCGTTGCCGGGTACAGCGGTCACCACATCAGACGCGTTGGTGGCGGTCGCAGTGTAGGTCAGCGTGCCGGAGGCGAACGCAGGGGTCAGAGCCAGATCGCCCACAGTCAGAGCGGTCAGCGTGGCGTCGGTAGACGCTGCGGGAGGATCTACCTGCGTCACCTTGTAGGTGGCGGGCGTCAGACCGGAGATGTCCAGCACCAGGAAGGCGTTGTTATCCAGAGGCATACCATTGGCGTAGGCCTTGATCAGGTAGACACGCTCGTCCTCCAGGAAGCGGTAGTGGTCGCTGTACTCGATGCGGCCTTCGGGGGAGGTGCCTGCCATCGCCAGGTAGCGATAGGCGATGCCGATGACAGCCTTACCGCGAGGCAGCGCGTGGGTCTGGATGATGTCCATAGGATAGGGCAGGACGTCGTTCCGGTAAGTGCCGTCCGGCGCCATCAGCGTGGTGGCGGGCATGACCTTCTGCAGATAGTCCTGGGGATTGACCAGCAGGATCACATCGCGGACACGGCGAGACTTGCCGTTGGGATCAGCCGCCACGATGGACAGCAGATTGCCCACGGTGTAGGGGGACAGATCGTCAACCTTGATGGCGGCTTTCTCGGGGTATGCACCGCCGGTAACGGTGACGCTGTCGCCTACCTGGCGGATCATACCGATGGGCTTCTTGTTGCCGTCGCCGGCGACGAAGCCTGCCTCCATTCCGTTGCTCAGAGCCTCATAAAGGGTCTGGCGGATGAAGCTGTCCAGCCATTCCGCACCCAACTCCAGCATTGCCTTACAGACAGGCAGGAAAGCGGACAGCTTCAGCAGCGTGGTGGGGACCTTCTTAAGACCAGCGGTCAGCTCCTTGACGATGTCGTCGCACAGCTCGCCCCACACGGCCTCCTCATAGCCGTTGGTATTCACCATAATCTCGACCGCGCCGCCGGTGGCGCGGAATCTGATGCGGCTCAGCAGGGGATGCGCCGTCTGCAGCTCGTCAAAAACGGAGTTAATGACGGTGGTGGGCAGCGTCTCATCCATGCCGGTGACAGCCTGCCGGGGGTCGGTAGAGCGCATGGCTGCGGCCAACTTCTGGTAGTAACTGCGCTCCTCGCTGGTCAGCTGGTGGACGCCGCGCTGGGCAAGGATGCGGGAATCGACCTCCAGCCGCAGGTCATCAAACCGCTGCTCGTACTCGGCCTGGATGTCCAGACCGATGCGCTGCATCATCTCGTCCAGAACGGAAGAGAACGCGCCGGTGTCGCCGGAGACGGCGGCCTGCTGGAGAGCCTGCCGCAGTTCCTCGCGGGTGCGAATGTCATTGTTGTTCATTCTTTTTCTCCTTTCGATTCTCAAGAAAACAATCCGAGAACTTTGTTATTTTTTTCAGGGCTTCCGCCGCCCTGGGGATTCTTGGCGGGCGCAGGCACCAAGGGTGCCGCTGCCAGGTCGCGGAGCTGCGCCGCCAGCGACTTCTGATACCGGAGATGCTGTTCCATGCCGGCGTTCATCTTCTGCAGGATGGTGGACGCGCCGCTCATGTCGGCGTCGGTGTCGGCAAGGCGATCCGCAAGGCCGAGCTCAACACACTGCTCAGCGGTCAGCCACGTTTCCGCGTCCATCATCTCCGACAAACGCCCCTCCGTCAGCTTGTCGCCGGCCTTCTGCAGATACGCCTGCCGCCCCGCAGCATTGATGACGTCCAGGTCATCCGCCGCCTTCCGCAGCTCCGCGGCATTGCCGCAGGCACACATCCACATATTGTGGATCATCATCAGGGTGTTGCGCGGCATGATCACCTCGTCGCCTGTCATGGCGATCACAGAGGCAATGGAACAGGCGAAGCCGTCCACGTGCACCACCTTCCGCGCCGGGTGTCGCTTCAGCTGATTGTAGATCGCCGTGCCCTCAAAGACGCTTCCGCCGTAGCTGTTGATGAAGATCTCGATGCGCGACACGTCGGGATGCTTTGCCAGCTCTTCGCGGAAGTGCTCCGCGCTGTTGTCGCTCTGGACGTACCGCCAGCTCTCCCGATCGGACTCCTCGCCCTCTACGTCACCGTAGATGTAGAGTTGTAGGACGCCCTCCGCAGCCTGCTTGATTTCCCAAAGGGGTTTCCTCATGCGTTTCCTCCTTCCGCACCGCCGAGCATAGAGGTCTCCGAACCCAGCGTTGCAATATTTTTTGTGAGATAGTGCTTGTCCGCCCAATCCTCCGAGATGGCGGGCAGACCCGCCGCCCGCAAGACCTCGTTGATGGAGAACACACCGGAGCCGACCAGCTTCTCCACATTCGCCGCGTTGGCGAACATATCGAAGTGGCGGATGCTGCTGGTGTCAATGCGAAGATAGTCGCCGCGCTGGATCCGGTCGTAGCCGTATCGCTTGCGGTTGATCTCCTCCTGTAGCTGATCGCAGATGGGGTCGATGCAGCCGGTCAGGAACCGGCCCTGCGCGTCCTCCGTGCCCTGGATACTGCCATCCACCAGCACCGCCGGGATCTGGAACGCCTTCGCCGTGAACGCGAAGATGTCCTTCATCTGACTCTGGATGTCCGACAGGTCTACGGCACCCTTGCCGCCCTCGTTCGTGTAGGCGTAGCCGTCAAATTCGGGGAGGATAGAGCCGTCCGAGTCGAGGAAGGTTTTCACCTGCTCCTCGATCATCTGCGAGAACTTCTGCGTAAAGTCATCCGCGCCGGACGCCAGCTGATTCACGTGCACCTTCCAGTGCTGCCCCTTGTCCCACGCATACCGCCGCATGGCGGCATTAATGAGCCGCACATAGGAGCCGTACAATCCATCCAGCACCGGCTTGATATTCACATGGTTCAGCGTGAGATGCAGAACCTCTCGTTCGCGGAAGGTCTTCTCGTAGGACACGTCGCCCACCTGCACGTTTGTGTACTCGTTTTGCTTGCTTGGGTAGCTGTCTCCGGGCGTATAGTCGTCCGCCACGACCAGCGCGTCATAGCCCTCCCGCTGACGTGTGCCGATGACCAGCACCTCGTTGTCCACCAGCAGCTTTGCCACCAGCTTGTGCAGGAACGCCGTGGAGTTCTGGTTCACGTTCGGCTCCACGTTCCAGAGATAGTGTTCGCGCTCCCGAATTTCCTCCCCGCCCCGAAATGTCCGGAACTCGCAACGCCCGACGGCGTTGGCGATCATGTTCGCGCAGACCCAGAAGCAGGTGTCCCGTAGCTGGAATTCCTGCGCCGCTGCCAGAAGATCGCGGCACGTGATTTCCACCGTGGTGGGAGAACGAGCCTTGCCTCCGGCGAGCCACTTCCAAAAATTAAGTGCCATTGCCCACCTCCTATAGCCGGATCGCGCCGATGGGTGGCAGCTTTACCGACTCGCCGGTGCCAAGCACCGCCTCCTCGGTCATAGATGCCACCAGAGCCATGAACGGGTCCGTCTTCCGGCTCTTCGGTTCGATCTTGGCGTAGTAGAAATTTCCTGTATTCGTACCGGCACGTTGGCCGCTGCGTACTCTTTTGGTATTGTTCACCGCCCAGCGCAGGGGCGGGTTGTCACCCCATGTGAACAGGTCGCGGTCAAAGCATTCCTGAATCACCGGGTCAACCTGCATGATGTCGCTGGGTCGAACCAGCTTCACGCGGTTCTTGTCCCTGGCGTCAAAGCCGATGCGCCGCATGGCGTCGCTCACCAGCGTCCAGCGGAAGTGATCCATCGACAGTTTGACGATGTTGTACTTCAAGCCCATCTCCTTCAGGTAGTCCGCCAGGAGGTTGGGGTCGATGCTCACATCGTCCACCACCGTCAGCCTCCCCGCCTCCGCCCAGGATCGCCACGGGGCGACGATGCGGGAGAGAGACCGGCTCTGCAGGCAGACCCACGAATGACTGATGTCATAACGCTGTGCGCCCACACGGAAGTGCAGATTGACGCTCGCCCAGTCGTTGATCTCCGCGTAGTCGATGCCGGCCACGCAGGACTTCCCGCGGAGATCCGGCAGCGGCCGGTTGGTCGCCTTGACCTTGGCATAGTCCGTTACGCTGATTTCCAGCTGGCCGGCGCGGATGCCCATCCGCTTCGTCAAGAAGTCTCCGTTCTGCTCCGGGTTGACCAGCCAGTCCGCGTATTCCTCCTCGATTTCTTGCCGCAGGTGCGGGACATAGGACAGCGAAGGGTTCGCCATGAACCAGTTCTCCGGGTCGTTGACCTGCTCCCGGTTTTCCAGGCAGCAGATGAACGGAAGATAACCGCCCTCCGGCTCCGCTTCGTTCTCGAAGAGGATCCGCCGCCCTTGGGCTATGAAGTCATCCAGCGGGCCATCAGACACGTCGCCGTTCGATGTGAACATTCCGATGCGCGGCTGCCCGACCTTACCCAGACCGGTGACAAAAACCTTGTAGTTGTTGTAGTTCTCAAAGGCGTGGACTTCGTTAAAGACGACCTTGCCAGAGCGCATACCGTCCCGCCCCTTCGGGTTGTTGGTGCGCCCCTTCATCACGCCTTTGTTCTTCCGACCTTGCACCATTTCTTTGGTGTGGTAATAGTGCCGGTTGAGCTTCGACTCCCACTTGGGGGATTCTAAGACTTCGGACAGATCCTTCACCGGCGTGACCGCCTGCTCCTCGTTGTTGGCGCACACGTCCACGTTGTAGTTCTTTACGGGGTTGTAGGGGGAGATAGAGCACGCGCCGTCGAAAGCGATGAAACCGTCCTTGCCTGCACCGCGCCCCACCATGCAGAGCAGCTTTTTCCACCGCGGTCGTCCGTCGGCGCGGTAGGTGCAGTCCCACAGCGCGAGAAGGAATTCCTCCCACGGGAACAGCCGCTCATAGGGGAAGTAGCGCAGCAGGCTCAGGTACCGGCGCAGCTGCTCCGTGTCCACGTAGATGTCCTCCGTGTCGAACACGCGGCGGATCATCGCCACCAGTGCGTGCTGCTCAGGACAGGCGCGGGGATTATTTGACTCGACGATCTCGATATAGCGCAGAACCTCCGCGGGGATCTCACAGCTCATCGTCGTCATCGCCCCGGGCGGCAGCCGCCAGAGCGTCCTCCTTAAAGCCCAGCGTGGTGAAGATCGCCAGCATCTGGCGGGAAACCTGAATCTCCAGCGACACGCTGCGGTTCTCCATCAGCCGCCCCCGATCATCTGTGACGGTCAGCCCACGCCGGGCGATGTCGTCCCGCAGCTCCTGCCGCCGCACCCAGAAGTCCATATACTCCTGCACCTTATCCCGGTACACGTCTCCGTCGAGATCCCTGTCGCTCAGGTTCTGCAGCATCGACTGCCGGAGTTCCTTATAGGCGTCCGTCAGGCGGTAGTTCTTCCGCTTCTGCGGAGGCGCGTCATGACCCGCCCGCTGCGCTTCCAGATGCCGCGCCATGGACACGTTCTTCTTCGCTGCGGCGACCTGGTCGCGGCGCAGAACGATGCGCCCCATCATAGCCAGCCGGTCGAACGCGCTCCGGAAGTCCTCACCGTAGGTGTTCATACACCAAGCGTTCAGAGCCGCCTCATCACAGCCAAACCAACCGCACAACTCCTCCACGGAGCACTGCATGCAGCACAGGCTCTCAAATTGCTTCCGGTCAAATTCACGCTGCCCGGTCAC